GCGGTCGTTCCCTGATAGACCGTGGTCGTGATGTCCGCGAGAGTCGCAGCCGCATCGTCGACCGTCGTCCCCGCCTTGTAGCCCAGCGTGTAACGCCGGAAGTCGAAGCGGTCGCTGATGTGCGTCCCCTGCCATGACCACGCCGTCCCCGCCCGGACAAGCTGCTGCGGCTCGTCGTAGTTCAGGTCCGTCGTGCACAAGGCCGCAACCGTCAGGTCGTCAAACGTGATGTGGGACAGCGGACCCACCGCGAACGGGGTATCCAGTGCCGTCGCTACCAGTTGCATCTTCGCACCATCAGCGCCGGTCAGGTCACCAATAGCGTTCCGCACCCGCTCCGCGATCTCGAGGATGCCCCGGTTGTCGCTCGCGCCGAGGTTCGGGGATGGACCACCAATGATGGAGTGCTCCCCGTCCTTGTCGCCGTAGGACTGCGCGCCCGTGATGATGCGGAAGTTCTGATCGATGAGCTCAGGGTGGTCCTCATCCGGGGATCCGTCACCCATGACGATCCACGCCGCCGGGTAGGTCGTCGGCATCTGGTCCTCAGTCGGGGCGCCGGCCACAACGCGAACCTGTCCAGCCTGGAGCCCGAAGACCACCTCCGCAGCCCCGCCGGGCCACGCCACGGCCTGGAGTTCCTTTTTGATCTGCTGCGCCATCTGCCAAGGGTTCATCCGGTGTCCCCCCTGAACTTGTCAGGCAACCGACCGAGGAATCGGCGGGCCTCCGCAGCATCCCTCCGCTGGTCCTGTGCGTCCGTCTCCTGCGCTTCGAGCGCTCCCGCCAAGGATCGCCCGACCGGCGCCGGGGGCTCTTGTGTGGCCTCTCCGTGGATCTCGGCGAGCCCTTGCGCCGCCAGCCTACCAGCCAGAACCTCCGCAACCTTGGCATCGTCCCCATACTGCTCCGCCTCGAAGACCTCGGGATCGTAGATCGCCCGCGCCATCGCCAGCATTCCCTCGACCCGGTAGACCGTGCCCTGTGTGGCGAGGTGGTCTTGGAATGCGGGATCGAGACCCATGAACCAGTTGAACGGGGGCTTCCCGGCTTGGAGCCAGTTGGCGTAGCTCTCGGTCGTGACGGTGATATCTTCGGGCTCGCTCATGTCAGGCTCAGGTCAGGCATCCGGCCAATCTTGGCTACGTTGTTCGATGCGTTGCGGAGGCACCGCACGATGAGGGGGATCCCGAACTCGTCCTTCCGGTCGAATGCCAGCTCAGCGTCAATCGTCCAGTGTGGGATTCCGCGGTAGATGATGAGCCCGTTCGCGTCGTTCAGGTTGTCGGGCACGAACGCGATCACGAGGTTGATGGAGTCCGCTGACCCTTGCCCGGGGGACCGGCTGCCCGGGATGGCGAATACGGAATGCTGCGTAGGGCTGCCCGCGCTGCGGTGCCCGGAAAAGAACTGCGTGACCGCGTCGTCATCCCAGCCCCGGAGGAAGCACGTGAACACCCACTCGTTGGTGGCGTCGAGGATGTCCGTGGGCTCGCCCAGCCCTTCGTTCCGGATGACCTTCGATGTGCCGGTGGACGTCAGCCGCACCTCGTTCGCAAGCCCCACCTCGGTTCCGCTGTAGGGATACGTCCCGCCGTTGAAGGCGTCGGTCGGCGCCACGATGAGCCGCCCCGAGTTGCGGAGGATGCGTGATACGTTCCCGGCAGCCATCAGCGCACCTCGAAGATGTTAACGCCAACCATCTCTTCGACGTCGGCCACGAGTTGCTTGGTGATGCCCATGAACGGGCGGGCGACGACTTCGCCCTTGAGCGTGGTCCCCGTGAGCCGTTTGTCGAGGAGGAACGCGAGCCGGTTGAACACCTCGTCCGACACGCTGCCCCGGCTGATGAAGTCGCTGACCTTGCGCTGAACGTCAGCGGTGATGGGCAAGGACTCGATCGGCCCCCCGCGCATGTGCTTGTCGGCATACGGTTTCGTGTTGTCCACGATGACGGTATTCCCCGATACGCGGATCCCGAAGGATGCACTCATGCCGCCACCACCACCCGTGTCAATGAGCACGGGGCGCTTCTTGAACCTTCGGCTAGGTGGGGTCGACTTGCCCGCGTGGAAGTCCGAGATGATGCCGTAGATGTTGATCGGGGCGCGAGCCTTCCACCTCTCTCCCCCGAATCCCTGCGCCTTGAACGACCGTTGGAACTCGGACACCATCATGGCACCGATCTGCTTGAGCGCCTTGGAAGGGTTCTCCAGCGCCTTCTCGAACCGCTCCATCTTCGCGCCTTTGCGGAATCCCGTCTGTGCCATCAGTCATTGTTCACGGTTCGGTGACTTGGAAGGGTGCCGATCGGTAGCGACAGGGTGTCAGACCACCCCCGCTTGACGGCTCCCGCGCTGGTCTTGTCGGGTGCGTTGCTCTTGGGGGTCGGGTGCCCACGGGGTCCGGTGACCTTGATACGGCGCATCATTCCGCTGTCGCCGAAGACCTCCTGCCATTCTTTCGCGGCCTGCTCCGACCCGACCGACGCACGCTCCAGGAGGATGGCTACGGTGCCCCGGATCGCTACCGCGAGATGCCCCGTATCCGTGACCGAGAACGCGACCTCAGTGTAGTGCGGCCAGAGCCCGATGAGCTGTTCCGCCGCAGCGGTTCCGACCGTGTTCTGCGCCGAGCCGATCGACGTAGCGGTCCGATCGTTGACGCTCGTGATCGGCAACAGAAACGACGCATCATACGCCGCCTTCACCGCTGTCCAGAGAGTGTCCTTGTCAGCCATTACGGGTCAGCGATGGTCGGGGTTCCAGTGGTGTGCGGCAGGTATCGCCCGTAGGCGTAGTAGATCCAATACTGGATGGTTCCCACCCCGAAGGATCCGTCATACGTGTCGGTGAACTCCAGCGTGTCGTCGACAAGCCACCGCACCGGGGTCGCATTCGCCGCGCGGATCGTGTAGTAGGTGCCGTCGATCAGGTCCATCTCCTTGAAGATGACGTCGTCCAAGTAGATGGACCCCGCGGTGCCGCCGGTCCACTCCAGTTCGATATCGAATGTGTCCTCGTTGAAGTTCTTGAACCAGACGTCCTTATCCAGCGGGACGAACATCTCCGTCCACGTGACGTCTGTGAACGCTGAGATCGCCTTGGTTGCCGTCCCTGCGGGCGTGAGTTTGCCGAGCGTCAACGTCACCGTTCCGCCAGCCGCAGCGACCTCGACGTAGACCATGACGCGGAGGAAGTAGGGACGGTCCCTCCTCAACTGGTTCGTCGCCATGTTGGAGAGCGTTTGCTTCAGCGTGATCGTCTGCGAGCTCGCGACCGTCAGCTTCGCGGAGGCGGACGTCGACTCGCCCGGGTGCGATCGGTAGACGATGGTCGTCTCCTGTGCCAGCGTGCTCGCCGCGCCGACCGTCTTGTCCCATGAGGTGAAGTCGGTCCCGTCGTGGTCGCCAAACGATCCATTGCTCAGGAGGCTGCCACCGTCACCCCCCCCCGCATGACTCGCAGTGATGGACACGTTCGACGCCAGCCCCGATCCCGTCGTGCCCAGCAGCAGGTTGTCCCCGCTGGCTTGCTGGCCGAGATGCTCGAATACCTCAGCTTCCTCATCGGTGCCGTTGTTGGCGTCCTGACGGCAGCGGAAGTGCTTCTTCTCGACGGTGCAAGCCTCGATCTCGAAGGCGTTCTCGTCCACCGTGAGGCGAGCCATCGTGCCGTTCCCGACGTTCGATCCGCCCGCGGTGATGCTCGAGTCGAAGTTGATGCCCCGTGTGGTCAGCGTCGTATCCGGGGACTGCGCGACGAAGAACTCGTAAAGCGCCTCCAGGATGGCGTCAGTCGACGCATAGCCACCGCCGAAGCTGTCGGTGCTGTCCTCCGAGATGATGCGCCCATACTCGAAGACGATGGGGTCAAGGAACTCGCGAGCCTGAGCCGGGGAGATCAGCGCGGACAGGCCGGCGCGGAAGTTCGCGACCGCGGCAGCGATGGGGGCGGGCGGGAACTCACCCGTGACCCGCTCCTCGAGAACCTGGAGCTTTCCATCAGTGGCAGCGTGGGTGTCGTCCGCGTGTATGCGGAACGTCTCCAAGATGTCGACGGCGCCTTGTAGGAGCAGTCTGACTTCTGCCTCTGATGCGGTTCTCGCCATGGTCTACTCCTGCTGCTCTCCGGGCCAGTCGAGCCCGGTGACGGCGAGCGACTCCGGATAGAACGCGTTCGCCTGGGGTTGGTTCTGGTCCGCACACAACACCGCGAAGATGTGGTTTGCGGCGGGTTCGTCGTATGGCATCTGCGAGTAGCCGCGGGCTGGTGTTCCCGCCGCACGTGCCTTCTTCATCTCGGCGTCGGTCTTGATCGTGATGGGGTGACCCCTTCGCCGTGGTGGCGGCACGAGCACCGTCCGGCCTTCCGCGTCGGTCCTCTCGTGTGGCATGATCGATTGCAGCTGCGATCCGGGACCGCCGATGCCTTCCGGGGGTGCCCCGTCGAAACGGATGACCACACGCGGGAGGCGTTCGCGAATCCTCGCCACCTGATCGGCCGTGAGTTCGCGCACGTGCCCGATGCCGGGGATGCGCTGCGTGTCCTTGCCGAACCCCGTGACCTTCTCCGTCATCTTGGGGAAGTCGACCCCGGCGACGTAGAGTGCCTCCGATGGGGACGATGGCAGCGCCCCGATCCAGTAGAAGTGCTTCTGGATCAGCCCCGCTTTGTGTTTGCTAAGGTCGGGGACGAGGTCTGCGCCTTTCGTCCTGGTGGCCTTGTTCTTCGTGGGTGTCGTCATTCCGTGTTCTCTCCGGTTCAATGAGGGTTCAAAAAGAAACGGCCCGCCAGCCCCTCGGGTGGAGCGGCGGACCGGGTTGGTGCGCGCGGTGCGCGGGTCTAGTTGTCGATCTTGATCGCGCCGAAGGGCAGCGCGATGCCTGCGCCTGCACGACGCTCCCACTGGATGTATTCCTCAGCGGTGTCGCGCGTGTGGTCGCCGTTGTTGTCGCCTTCGAGGGACGAGAACTCTTGCACGCCTTCACGGTCGAGGATGAAGGTCGGCTTCTTCGGAGCGTTCTTGAGGAAGATATACCAGTCGCCCGTTGCGAGGCGTGGGGTGCCCCACAGGTCGACGTTGCGGCTGGAGTCGAGGATCACGTTCGACTCGGCCGACGTCGCTACGCCACCCGTGCCGGCAGTCCGGACGCCAGTGTTGTCGACCGTGATGCCCTGCCTGAGCTGCATGAACGCCTGCTCCATCGCCTGCGTGTCCGCAGCGGCGTGGATGATGACAGACCCGCCACCGACGATCTCGGGACTCAGCAGCGGCTGGCTCTTGCCGTCCTTGAAGTCCATGAACTGCTCGATGGCGGCGTAGTAGTCCGCCTGGATGTCCGACGTAGTCGTGATGCCGTTGCCGGTCAGCAGGTTGCCGCTCGCCGCGGTGTCCTGGAATCGCGTCGAGCTGGAGAAGAACGCCGCGCCATCCGGTGCCAGCGGAATCGCCGGGAGGATGTTCGTGGTGTTCGTCAGGAGGTCGAAGAACAGACGCTCGTCCAAGAGCGCCGCGGACTCACCCGCCATGCGGGCCATGTCCATCAGGCTCTGCGTCTGGTCGTCCTTGCGGTCCCACTTGGACCACGGGACTCGACGCGCCCACTCGTAGACCTTCACGTTGAACTGGACGGAGGTCATCGCATCCGTCGGGATGCTCTCGCCCCGCTGCCAGTAGGCCATGTGCGGAGCGGCGTTGAGGTAGGCGAAGTCGTGCTGGCGGTTGGTCGCGGGCACGCTCAGGTCCATCACCTGGGCCAGCCGCGAGTCCGATTGCCGGTTGCGAATCTCCCCGTAGGTGTCGGCGAACTCCGTTCGGAGCCCGTTGACCAGGAGGTTGTTTGAGAGAATGGTGCTCATGTGTCAGTCCTCCTATGCGGTCGCCTGCGCGAGCATCTCGGTCGGGGTGAACAGCTGCACATCCACATCGGTCGCGGACCGGAAGCGGATGATGTAGCCGATGGGATGGGATCGACCCGACGAGCTGATGGTGATGTCCGTGACGTTGCTTGTCGTCGCGTATACCACGTCGCCGACGTCGGACTGGGTGACGGTCCCGGATGGGATCTCGCCAACGGACGCCAGGTGCATCAGGGTGTCGCCCCCCGTATTGACGTGGAGTTGCGGGTCAGGGCTGTCGGACGTTTCGCCCGTCAGCACACCGTCACCGGCCCGGTCGTCGCCGCCGATGGCGAGGCCAGCAAACACGTCGGTCGCACCGTCGGCCCAGTGGTTGGCGTGTCCGCCTTGGATGCCGACCAGCATCCCGGCGTATGCCGTGACCCCGTCGGTGATGGGGTAAGAATCACGCCCAGCGCGCGGCCGGGTCTCGTGAATGGTGTGGGCTGCGAGGTCTGCCATGGGTCAGTTCTCCTTTGTGGCGGCCAGCGCCATGTTGACTGCGAGGTATCGAGCCTCGGGCATCCGGGTCATGCCCCGCCCGCTGAGCTCCTTCCAATCGGCGCTGAACTTCGCCGCCTTCTCGACGGCATCCGTGCCGTCCTTCTGGTAGTGCATGACCGACTCCGACAGGTTCCCGTTCTGGCCGGTGAACGCTGCCTTCTTGCCCGCGTCCCCGTGGAACACTGCGGAGGTCTGCTCGATGCTCTCCACGTGCGTCTTGAACGCCTTCGCGCCGTGCTCCTTGTGGAACGCGATGAGCTTCCCCTCGAAGTCTGCACCCATCGGGCGACCGTCGAGCAGTTGCATCGCTTCGTTGACGTCCTTGGTGCGGGAGTCGAGTTCGTCGCGCTCGTCGAGTCGCGCCTTGAGGGCTTCGTTCTCGCCGCTGATCTTGGCGAACCTCTCGGTGAGTTCGGGATTCTTCGTCATGGCTTCTCCCCCGGGCACTGCCGCGGGTGCGGGTTGTTCTTCGTCGGGAGCGGCTTCCCCGCCCTGTGCCTGGATGGCTGCGAGGATGGCGTCCATGTCGTTGACGCTGATGTCGCCGGACTGGATGGCCTTGACGACTGCGGAGACGTCGAGCGTTGCGCTGTCGTCGCCCTCTTGCTTTTCTCCGTCGTCCTTGTCCTTCGGCTTGTCGTCGTCGGCGAACACGATGGGTGCCTTGTCGGGGTCGATGACGCCCGCGCCAAACGTCGTCGACGTCGTGATATGTTCTGCCATGGTCTGTCGCTCCTGGTCGGAGAAGTTGCGGCGCTGAAACCTGCGGATGCAGGTCATCGGGCCTTGTTGGGTCTGGGTCTGCTCGAGAGTCCACGCGCTCGAGAACGTGGCTGGCTCCTGCTCCTCGACGTCCCGCACGAAGAGCATGGGCAGCTCGTGGAACGGGGGCTCGTGGTCGAGTAGCGCGAGCGTGTCGATCGCTGGGGATCCTTCAGGGTCGAATATCTCCACCGACCGATAGGGGAGCCGCTTGGACTGGACGAGGTCCGCGGCGTCAGGGTTGGTCAGGACGAGGTCAGCGAACACCGCCGTCAGCCGCTTCTTCTGGAGCGTGATGGGTGCGGCGTGCGTGATCTCGAACCATCCAGCGTGCTGCACATTCCCGTCCCCGTGGTGGACGATGTGAACGGGCGGGTAGTAGTTGTCGCGCTGCTGGAGCTTGGCGTGGTCGACTGCCTTCTTGACCCACTGAGCGTCGGCCTTGAAGTCGCCGCGGGTGCATTCCACGAAGATGGGCACGCCGACGATGCGGAACTCGTTCCCGCCTTTGACGGCTGCGTATCCGGGCCGGGTGTGGGTTGCGGTGGTCGGCACTACGGATCCACCACCCACCAGATGACCCCGGTGTTCGCGTCGGTCGCGCTGAGTTCCAGGTTCAGCGCCTCGCCAGCGACAGTCGAGCCGAGCTTGGTCGACGTCGGGGGGATGACCATCGGAGCAGCGGTGAGACCGAACGCGCCGACAAGAGCCGTCGAGGATCCGAGGGTGCCAGTGCCCGCGCTGGTCGTGCCGCCGAGCGAGTAGGCAATCCAGCCGAGGACGTGGATTTGCTTCCCCGAGACCGCTGCCACAATCTCCGTATCGGCGGCGACCGAGTAGGTGACGCGCTTCGCGCCCACCACGCCAGGGATGTTCGCGTCGACTGATCCAGCGATGGCCATCCCCCCAGTCTGGGGACGGTTTCAGTCTTCGCTACGGGGCGACTGTGCACCCTTGCATTCCTTGACCATTCTCTCGATGCCCGCGGCGACAGCTTGCGACGGGTGCTGGGTCTGACCGTTGAGCACGTTGTAGGCGTTGCGGCGGCTCATCGGGACCATGCGCGCGGCGTTCGATATCCCGTGCTCGAAGGCGACCTTCGCGAACTCCTCGCGCAACTGTTCCCACTCGCGGCTCACAGACATCCCCCCTTGTGGACCGTGCACCGGACCGTCTGCATCCCCAGCGCGCGGGCGCATGACAGCCGCTGATTGCCCCGGATGACCCGGTGATGCCTGCCGTCGAAGTAGACGTCGATGGGGTCGCGGATGCCGTTGCGGGCGATGTCGGCGAGCAGGGCCACGTCGGACTGGTCGACCATGTCTTGGTTCTTGAACCGCAAGTCTGCCGTGGGGATGTCGGTCACTTCTTGGGCTTCCTCCGCCACACCCACACCAGCAGGACCACCCCGAAGATGCCCCCCACCATGGGCCACGTCCAGTCGATGCCCCCGACACCCTTGATGACGTCCACGACACCCTCCTCGGACTCGTCCTGATGGGTGGCGTGCTCGTCCGCACGAGCCTTCGACTCCCTGAGCGCGGTGTTCTCGGCTCGCAGCCGGGCAAGGTCTGGCGCAGCACCGTCCGACCACGAGCCGCGGAAGATGGCGCGGTCCGTCTCGGAGAGGTTGAGCGGGGCCGCATACGTCACCCCCACTGACCCGAGGTAGTCCTCCGTCTGGGGGTTGTAGGCTGCCGAGATCGTCGGCACCGGCTGGTAGCCCTGACACGCTGCCATCACCAGAGCCAGCGTCAGGAAGAACCCGCTGAGACACAACAGGATACGCTCGTGCATCATCCACCCACCCCCAGTAAATCCGGCCGCCCACCATGACGGAACCCGTCGTCCGGGTGCGCCGAGGTGGGTAGCCGGTCCTCGCGGATCCCTCCCGTGGAGTCCACTCGACCCATGCGCCGAAGCTGAGGCAACGTCATCAACGTCACCTGACATCGGCAGTTATATCCGAGCGGCGGGGCGATCGTGTTCCATACGGGGTTGTCCACCTTGAAGATGAGTCCGTCCGCCGCGCCGTGGTTGTGCCTCGTGTCCGAGTCGCCCACCGCATCGAAGCGGAAGGCGGGGATGACGGCCTTGATGTCCTGGTCCTGCACCTGCCGGAACCTGCCCGCGGTGACGGCCGTGTTGACGTTGGTCCGGAACGCCATGCGGGAATAGGCCTCGGTCCACGCCTCGGTCTCCTGCCGGATCTGGTCGACGCCGAGTTTGAGTGCCCGCCCGGCGCCCGCCTCCCCTACGCCTTCCCGGATGGCCTGCGATATCAGCGCCTGCGCGCGTTCGGTGACCGCCTGTTCCGCGGACTTGGCGAACGCTGCAACCCTGCCCTCGGAGTAGAGTTGTGCGATGCGTTGGGCGGTTCGTTCGGCTGCGTCCCGGATGGTGACGGGTGCGCGGGTGACGAAGTCTTCCAGGGCTTCGGTGAGGGTGACCCGTGGGAGGATGGTCTGGGTGGGGGTGCTAGCAAAGCGGAGCATCCCGATAGCGTCGTCAGGGTGGAGGGATGTTCCCGCCCCGAAGGCGAAGGCGTTCATCTCTTGCTCGGGGATTGCCCCCGCCGCATCCCGCAGCACCAGAGACGCCCCTAGCACTTCGGCCACCCCCATCGTCTCGGCGATGATGCGACCCAACCGCGTCCGAGCCGCATCCCACTTCGGGCGGTTGTTGAGCGCCACTGCAACCAGCATGTCAGAAACCGCAGCCGTGTAGGCTTTTGCGTGCCTGCCGGTCAGGTCTTCGAGGAACTTGGTCGCGTCGAGGTTCATGGCTTCTGCGGCATCTTCGCCGGGAGTTCGTCGGGAATCCTGATCTCCTCCCACCACCAGCCCCCGCGGACTGGTTGCATCCGGATGCCCCCGCAGTCAATCTTTCCCTCGGTGGACAGGCGCACGAAGAACGGCTCAATCGTCCCGTCCAGCTTGCCAGCGTAATACCACCCGGGCTCCACCTTGGTATCGCGCCGCCCACAACGCACGCACGAGAACGTCACGCCACCCCCCTGGCGTGGGTCCAGACGGTAGCTGTGGGCAGCGCATTTCACGCTATGGCCCCCGTAGACTCGACGGCTGGCTCCGCTGGCGCCGCTGTCGGTGGCGCAGCAGGGGTGAACCTGACCGCCTCGTCAATCATCGCCTGCGCCTCGGGCTGCGGGAGGTTGAACATCGACACGAGCATCCGGACCGCGGTGCCCGGGGGCATGGTGCCTTGGACAACGCTGACGACAAGCTCCGCCGCGGCGGTGACTTGCGCCCCGTTCATGGCAGTCTCTTGGATCTCGATCGGCTCGCCTATCGTGCCGCCGCCGATGTCGGCTCCGACCGGGGTGGGGGCGCCCAGCGGATCGGTCGCGGGGACACCGAACCCCGGGACGCCTGACCCGAACCCGTCGCCATGGAGCCCGCCCGGGATCGCGCCTGCGAGGATGTCTTCCTCCTCGTCAGGCTTGCGCGTGCCCAACTGCTCGTAGATGTCGTCCGTGGCAAGCGGCAGCCCCATCCGGTTGGCGATCTCGAACACCTCCGCACGCTCCTTCGGGTCCGTCCGCTTCTCCTGCGTGATCGCGAACCGCGGCATCTCACCGCCAATCCCGAGCTCGCGCACGTTCGCAAGGTTCTTCTTCCACAGGCAGCCCAACAGGTCGTCCGTCAGAGTCTCCTCCAACGTCTCCCGGTCGTATTGGATAAGGGCCTCGGTGCTGTTCTCTTGGATTTCAGCGAGAGCGTAACTACCACCCTCGTTCGCAGATGTGGTCAGATTGGCACCGAGGACCAGTGTGAAGATGGTGGACCGCAACTCCTCGCGCATGGTGGACAGCATCTGCCAACCCTCAGCGCTCGGGGAGATGATCTCGACCTCGTCGTCACGGTCAGACACCAGCACGTGGCGCGCGCGGAGGTCTTCGAGCAGATCCTGCCATTCCGTGATGAGCGTGGCGTTGGGCTTGCCGCTGGTGGCATCCCTGACGCCGTTGATCTTGGCGTGGATGATGCCCTGGGCGAACCGTTCCACGGCCTGTAGCGACTCCTGGAAGACGTGCTCCTTCGCATACCACCACCAGCCGATAGCCTCGCGGAGCGCGCGCCCGTGTCCGAGCGTGGCCTGGTCGTCCGCGTAGACGTGCCTGATGGTCTCTGTGGCGTCCTTGGTCGTCTCCACGCCCCAATCGCCCACCCCGACGTCCCAGCGCTCCCAGTGGGCAGCTAGCTGCCCTCCGTCGATGTCCATGTCCGGGACGATGCGGAAGTTGCGCTTGTCGATGTCCTCCAGTCGGGTGGGCACCCACCACGTCCGCCGGCGCCCGTCTCCGATGTCGAGCACCTCGGGGCGCCCGTGGATCCTGGCGAACCGTGACCCCGAGAAGAACGCTCGAGCGAGGTTGAACCGCGCCTGGGTGAAGTGGGGGACGTGCCCGAGGAGCTCTTCCCCGATCTTGACGGCGAGTTCGCTGGTCTCTGAGGTGTCGTCGCGGGGGGTGAGATTCCACTGCCGGCCTGCGATGAGGTGGCGCCGGTAGCCCACGGCATGGGCGATATCGGCATCGCGGAGCATCTTCTCCTCCGCGTCTGGATCCCGCATGAGCCAGATTGACGGGTCGTAAATCTGGACGCCGTTGCGGTATGCGGTGGTCAGCGCCCGGTTGAAGAGGCTCTGAGACTGGTTTCGGATGCGGAGCTCTTGCGTCATGTCTTCGCCTCTGCCTTGGGTTTGCCCTTGGCCATGCCGTATCCCTTTGTGGCGGCTTTCTTTGCCGCGTATCCGCCAATGAGGAGGAGGGCGAGGTCGATGCCCTGTCCCACGGCCCCGACGTAGTTGCCTGTCAGGACGTGCCCGAGCATTCGGGATCCGTGTTCGGCTTGCTCGGCGACGGATACGCCTGTCTGGTCAGCGAGTCCCGCGCAGGAGGGGAGGAACACGGCAAGGAGTATGACCCATCGCATGGCGCCGCATGGTATCGCGGTCTGGCGGATACCGCTAGATGTAGTGGTGTCAAGAGTCCAGTGCTACCATGGGTGGTGCATGGATTCCGGCCCTTGTCGGGTCGGTTCCGACTTACCGCCAAGGCTGCCCCGCTCGACGATCCTGTGCGGGGTGGCCGTTATCAGAGGCTCAGCGCCACGCCCATGGAGAGCAGCACGAGCACGAGGAGGCCGCTGATGCCGGTCCAGATGACGGCGCCGAGGATCATCCAGCCGAGGGGGCTCCACGGGCTGGGGCGTCGTTCGTAGCGGGGGCGGGTCATGGCTTCCCTACCGGTGGGGTGCCGAAGCTATTCTTCCGCTTGAGTTGCCGTGACGCCTGGTAGTGGAGGATGTGGGCATCCTCGTCCTTGTGCCCCGGTTCGCCGATGCGCTGGCAGTAGGACATGGGGAGCCAGTGGGTGCGGGGTTCGTCCTGCTGGACCCACGCCAGCCAGAGCGACTCCTGGTCGAATCGTCGGGGGTCTTCTTCGCACTTCCTTGCCCAGTGCTCGCAGAGGGTGTGAGCCGCCGGCGTCTGGTTGAACCACACGGTTCCGGAGCGGAACTTCCACTTGGGGTTAGCTTGGCCCTCGTCGCGGTAGACGGCGAAGTCCAAATCCTCGTCGAAGTCGAACCACTTGTGGATGGGCTTCCGAATCTCCGCGTCGGCGTCCAGCCACAGGACGTCTTCATTCTGGGAGCGCAGTGCCCGCAGCACGAAGGCCGCCTTGCGGGCGCAGTTGTTCACCCATGACCCGGTATCCTCGACCGGCTCTATCCAGTGCGTCTCCCACGCGCACGACTTCCGCAGCCGGTCCGCGTGCTCGGCGTAGTCGGGGGTGTAGTAGCTCACGATCAGCATGGCAGGCTCACCTCGTATCCAAACCTCTCGAAGTCCTTCGCCGCCCACTCGGCGACCATCGCTACCGTCTCGGGGGTGTGGTATTCCTGCCACGGCTCGCGGAGCGTGACTGTCCCGCCCACGATGGGGAGGGGTGACTGCACGTTCCACTCCTCACTGTTGACGAACGGGAGTCGGTAGAAGTCGTGCTCCATGTCCTCCATCTTGATGAACCGGTCCACCCGGTGCCCAGCGTGCCAGTCATCCTGCGTCATCGTAAGCGCGTCCTTCGGTGCCTCCTGCGTCAGCCACTCCACGAACCGCGGGAACCCGCCCTCATCACACCCGCTGGCCTTCCGGAACTTGTAGCGGTCGTGCCCGCGCTGCGTCGTTGACCACCACGACGAGACGATGCGGCTCAGCGGGTTGCGGCAGACGGCGAAGGTGAAGTCCCGCGTCTGCCCCCCGGTCGGCCTCCCGTGGAACCCACCCACGCGCTCGCCCCCGAACCGCGGCAGCACCTCATACATCGTGCGGGTCGCGCACTTGGTCGTAGAGACGAACAGCCAGTCGGGGCCGCGCATCATAACGGCTTCACCTCCCGGTGCTTCGCCCGGCATCCCTTCTCGTTCTGGATCGTCGAGAACGAATCCTCGCACTCGATCGGCCACGGGTAGAACTCGGTCAGGAAGGGGAACCGATCCAAGTTCAGGAACACATCAGTAGGCTCTGCCTCAGTCTTCGCCTTCTCCAGCAACTGCTCCGCCCCCCATGGGGTCACGTAGTAGCCATGCGCCCCCGGGAAGAACCGCTTCGACGTCAGCGGTCCTATGCCTTTCCGTGGAGACTTGAACGCGCCGAAGGATGGCTTGCCGAGGTTGCACACCCCGCGCACTCCGGAGAGGTCGGGGAGTGGTGCGGTGATGACGGCGTCGTGCTCGAGGATGAGGTATGGCGCACCCGTGATCTTGCACAGTTGCCAGATGCGCGCGTGGGACAGCAGCGTGGCCATGCACGGCAGCATCCGTGACCACTGGTTATCCTCGAAGCCCTGCCACGACCACCCGGCGAGCTTGAACATCCCCTTTGGGTCGTCCTTCCCCGCGTAGGCGCGCATCGTCATCACCTTGACCCCATGCTCCGCGCCGCTGTCAATGCACCGTTGCGCCACCGCCACCGACTCGGGCACGTCCATCAGGGTTATCACGTAGGCTCTCATGCCAGCGTCGACTTGCTCCCGGTCACCTTGGTTGCGTAGGTCTTGCAGACGCCCAGCATCCCGGGCATCAGTTGCTTGCACAGTAGCGCATCGTTCGGCCACGCGCCGCACTCCCGCGTCAGTTCGATAGCCTTCCTCGCCCCCTCGGGCTTGACGAGATACGCACTAGCGCCCGCCAACCCTTGCGGCACATCACGCTTGTCGACCCACGGGGTTTCGGCAACCTCGCCATCCTGCGTGTTGACCATGAAGTGGAAGTGTCCCGCTCGCCGAGTTGCACCGCGCGGGTCATTGATACCGACGATGGCGTAGGGGCTCTCCAAGGCCGCGGTGGGGTCGAACTTGCTGGTGAAGATGGCGTCGTCTTCGAGGATGAGGGTGTCTTCTCCCGTGCGGTGAGCATACGCCCAGAGGTAGTAGTGCGAGTAGAAGCACGCCATGCGCGCGAGACGGTTGCGCGTCGTGTAGGGGTGCAACTTGAGTCCGAACATCTCGGCGGGAGCCTCCCACGGATAGGTCCAGATGATGCAGGCGCTCTCCATGCGGTCGACTACCTCGCGTGGTGTTGTCGCTTGGAACGCCACCACATCGAACTCGTTCCCCACCGCCACGCTCGACGCACGCAACCTCTCCGCACCAGCCTCCGATGCCGCGTCCCCCTCGATGGTGATGACGTAGGCTTTCATCGTGACAGCCTCTCGGGGTGCCGGGCGAATATCAGATCAAGCTGGAGCAGACAGTTCTCCCGGTAGTGCAACTCCTCCACCGCGACAGGGTGCAGACCCTTCGCTATCAGGAACCGGCAACAGTCGTCGAACCGCGCACCGCCCGCGTTGTATTCCACCACCGACAACTCAATCTGCACCATCAGCACCGACTCCATCGCATTGCTCGCCCCGCGCATGATGTCGAGCTCGCTGCCCTGCGTGTCGATCTTCATCACCTGGGGCGACGGGAGGCCGAACGAGTCCAGCGTCCGCGCAGGCATGGTGACCGGCTCGATGTCATCCTGGTATCCCGTGGTCTCCTTGTAGTAGGTGTCCCCTCCCCCACGACTCAACTCACCTGCCGCGTAGAACTCCACCGATTCCACATCCGGACCCGACAAGACGCCCTCGTGCCACGTCACCCGGGGACCATCAGGGAGAACACACGGACGCTTCTGCGTCACGTCGAAGAGGTGGAACTCCGCGCGGTCGAACACGTGCGCGTATGCCTTCGACCACATCCCACGGCAGGCACCCACGTCATACACCACGCGGACGTCCCCACGTATCAGCTTCGCGATCCGATTCGCCTGCCCTGTCGACTCAGCCAATGGCGTTCCTCGTCGCTGCGCCTTCAAACCGGAACCCGAACACCTCCACGTCCTCCTGATACCAGTCCGCGACTACCTTGCGCTGCTCGTAGTCGTAGAGCTCCTGATACGGAACCTTCGTCTCGGTGACGTTGCGTGGCCGTGGCGGCAACTCCCACCCCGTCAGCGCCTTGAGATCCTCGGCGAGATGCTCGCACCGCAGGATGTCGCACTTGATGTCCGTGCCCCCCTCGTCGGTCACGTAGTCCAGTTGCGGATACCAGCCCCGCGTGGCCCTGTGCCAGTAGTAGGGTTCCTCGCCCCACAGGTGCCGCTCGTCCAAGAACTCGTCGAACGTGCGGAAGGTGTAGTTCTTGCTCTCGGGCTTGCCCTGCTTCGCCACCTGGAGCCCGAAGAAATAGCGCGATGCCACTCGAGCCCACGGGTTCCGGATCACTGCGAATGCAGGCACCGATGCCGTGAAGCCGGGGCGGACGTCGCGCCACCTGGCGTGCTCGAAGCCATGGTGCTCGTTCCTGGACTTCATGTGCGCCCGGACCGCATCGGTGTATTCCTTGCTCTTGTGCACGCCCTCGCCCGCGACCTGGATCCTGCCGCGGAGCCCGTGCCGGATGCTCATGCCTGCATTCTTCGGGATGTGGATGAAGAGGCGGTTCATGGGTTCACGATAGCGTCATGCCAAGCAGCGTCGTTGTGGTCGGCACCGCTCAGCTGGATGTGGACGAACTTGGTATCAGGGGTGCGCTCGTCGTAGGTGGTGCCGTCGTCCTTGCCGTGCACCTGGCGGTTCCATTCCGGTGACAACTCGGTGAAGTCGATCGGCGACCGATGCACCATGGCGTCCATGTAGTTCTGGTCGATGCCGTAGAAGCCTGACAGGCGCACCGTGTTGATCGAGTCCACGTAATCGGTCACGGGCACAAACGACTCTCGAGCTGCCCGGATGCCCTCGCGCGTGAACATCACCACTCCGCTGTTGAACACCCGAACGCGCCCCTTGCTATCCCGGGGGATGTCGCTGTCCCAGGCGCCCCGCACGAGAGTGGCCCACACCCGGTCAGATGCGCCGTTGATGTGCTTCTTTCTGCCGTCCCGATACTCGGGCATCCCCGGCTCCTCGCACATCCCGATATCGGCACACGGCTCGCCGAAGATGCTCTCTGTTAGCCCGTCCACCGCAAAGACGTCGAGGTCCACGAATAGCACTCGGTCGAACTGGTCGAACCAGTCATCGTAGACCGGGCGCAACAGGTCGAAGTATCGCGAGTGCGCCCCCATGAAGTTGCCGTCACGGTCCATGCGATACTGAGCCCCCACCCGCTCGGCGTAGGCTCGCATGTTGTCGTTCCCGGCCTGCGCCCCCGGTGGTAGCTCGCCCCCGTTCCAGTATTGATAGATCAGGTTCACTCGATCACCCCCCCCGCCATCATCTGCCGCATGTTCGCCAGCTTGTCGCGACCGTTGCCGGGGAACTTGGGACGGTCTCTCACCGTGCTCCGCATGTGGATGAACCCCGCGCTCTCGGGGTGCTTCTCGAAGTTGCCCTGACACCAGCGATAGTCCAGATAGGCGCCATCCTCGGTGACCCCCGCCCGGGTGGCGAGCATGTGCATTATGCCCTCGTCCTCGCCTGTGCCCCGCGCGTTGAACTCCAGCATCTCATCGACCGTGGCTCCCGTGGACCGTAGGCGCTCGCGCAGACCTTTCTCGAGCCGGTAGATGGCCCCCCCCCAGAACGGCACGCCGTCCACGATGAGGTTGGGCAGCTTGCGGCGGATGCGCGCCCGGGCCGTCTGCTGGTGGTAGCCCACGCCCGCCAGGTTGAAGACGTTCTCGGTCATCCA